GCACTCGACAATGCCCCGCAATTATGGAATAACGGGTATTTAATAGGAGTCGAAACCATGTACTTCGGCGGTGCTGCTAGTGCTGGATGGACTAAAGATGTCTTTATTTCAATAGTAATGGAATGCACATCTGAGTCATTAACTCAGGCAGCAGCAATGAGTTTAGCGCTATCTCAACAATGAATGGGATTGTGTAATAATGACTATCGTAGTTCCTCCTGGGTTTTGGGATTTTATTCAGTATGTTTCTGAGGCTGCTCAGGCTGAAAATGATACCCCTATTCCTACTAAAAAATCTATGGATGCCAGGAGGCTAGATAGAGTCCCAATACCAAAGAGAACTAGGAAGGTATCTAAGTATCAAAAGACCTTCGGAAAGTTCCTTAAAATGCTAAAGAAAAAGCATCCTAGAACTGACATCTCTATTCTAATGAAGAGAGCACATAGAATGGCAAGGAGAGAATTGAAATGAGAAGACTATCTTTTAGAGGAAATTTAACTGCAGTAGATAATGCTAGAACTACAGACCAACAAATATTTTCTTATGATTCTCCTGATTTAACTCGAGGATGGAAAGTTGAAGCATTCTATTTCTGGCCAAAAACTGTTCGTGCTGCAATAGGTACAGGAGATGGTCAGTACACAATCAATGCATCCTTGGCTACAGACACTATTGGAAGCCCTTCTTTTGATGATGTTGCAGATGTTACAGACAACAGACAGATTGGATGGATTCAGATAGGCTACAATTTGAGAGATGCTGCAGTTGGTGATTTCCTAACTAAGCCAACAGGGATTCATGATAATATGGCACTTATGGACCCAGACCATATTGTGAATCGAAATTTATACATCAATTTCTATACTACTTCTGACTCAACAGTCTCACCTAGTCGTGAATTTAATTATTTACTTATTCTAGAGGAAGTTAAGATAACAGAAAATGAAGCAATCCTCCAAATTGTGAAGGGCGTTGCTCAAGATATTCGTAATTAAGAGATATTTCCGGTATTCGAAGTTGAAATTCGTAGCTTCTTTCCTGGCTCTGAGATCATATCATCGAATTTGGGCGAATTTTGAGGGTACCGCCTGCAGGCATTTTGGGCAAAAGTCGGAATCCGGTAATTTCACCAAAACATATTCTTTGCCTTGAAATGAAATTCGTTCACTATTTATCCATAATACTGAATTGTTAGAATTATCTCTTCCCAACTTACATCATCTCCTTATTTTTAGGATTATGATGACCATTTTCATCAATACTTCCTTGGAGTTTATTGTGCATATTTGCCTTCACAAAACCACTTTCTCTATATTGATATCCTACTTTTCTTTGCATCCATCCATGATTCATTTTAGCGGCTTGAAATGCTGCACTTTGAGCGTCAGGAAAGTACTGAAACTTAGTAGTTCTAGTTCGACCTTTGTAGAATGTTTTCGGTTGAGTTAGATAGATTGTATTTCTTGTTTCACAAAATCGACAAAAGGAATCATATCTCAAAGACTTAGAAGATATATTCCAAGCCTTAGAGCACATCTTACAGGTCCAAACTATGAATCTAGGTGAAAGTATACCACCATGCTGAGAATAGTCTTCTGAGGGCAGTCTATTTCGACCTAGGGAGTCGTATTTTTTGGGCGCGGGTGTGTTGTCCATGGTGGCTACGACCCACAGTTCCCACTTGAACCCCCATCAACAGTCCATCTAGATTCACCGCTTCGCGGAATGGATAGATAGAGTATATCCGCGTGATACCTTACGCTACTATAGTGTATGCGACAAGGATAGAGGATATTAGTGTATCGACCCACAAAGAGAGACTATTAGGGGGGGTGTTTTAGGGGAGATATGGCAAGAACGGATTCGTTTTTTATTAGGCATACAGTAGACGTACAAGATGATGAGACATATAGAGAATCTAGCATACCCCTCGGAGCATATGTTGACGCCCTCGGCAAGGCAGTTTTGAGGATACATAATATCTCACTTTCATATACAGATACAGATGGAAACCCACTAGAAATTACAGGTTCAGCAAATGGAACTTCTGCCGTAGCGAGTTTCCAACTTTGTACTCAAACTCAGGTTCAAAATGGATTCGCTTTACCGGGTGAAAATAAATCTGTAGTTGCATCAGGACGCACTAATGCATACTGCTTTGGAACTTCTGGCGCATCATTCCCATCTATTACCTCAGATGCACTCGACAATGCCCCGCAATTATGGAATAACGGGTATTTAATAGGAGTCGAAACCATGTACTTCGGCGGTGCTGCTAGTGCTGGATGGACTAAAGATGTCTTTATTTCAATAGTAATGGAATGCACATCTGAGTCATTAACT